GCTGATACCTTGCTTTATTGTGCAGCAGTATATATAAGCAAGTTAAGTAACTTGAGATCATTTACTTACATAATTACTGGTTTCTTACATAATCAGATTTCCTGCTTTTTAAGCCATGTTGCAAAACCAAAACACATTTGAGCTCCAAAAGCTCTTAAGACTTCCTGAGGGTGGCGGGACAGGGAGCTTAGGTACTTGCCTAAGCCTTGGCATTTTGCCAAGGAGCTCCCAGGACTTAACCCTCCGCAGGTTGTCCCCCGCAGCTCCCCTCTCTTTTTTTCACAAAATCCATAAGTTTTTGGTATTGCAACATGTATCTGTATTTCATATGTATTAATTCAATTCTCATTTGTAGGAAATCTTTAATTAAACCTCGAGTGAGGCAAGGAACCAAAAGAATTACAACAATTACAATAAACACAATTATAGCTATAACAATAATGCTCTGCCATAATGAATGGAGGCTAGGGAAGTTAGAGAAGAGATTTTGTAAAAAATTATTGACAGTATCAGCTATATTCAAAGTAGCTTTTGGTGAATTTTCAATGTCGAGTATTTCATTATGCAATTGTAAAAGATCCAAGGAAACATTAGTATTAAACCAAATTCCTTGCAGATGTTTTTCTACCTTATCCCACGGATAATCAGAGGTATTGTAAGGCTTTTTTGTGACACAAATCCATTTATAATTAGCATGACATTGAATCTTCATACGAAAATTAATGCTTTGAACCTGTTCCCCCAAAACTCTTACCACATCATATAAAGCTGATAATCTATCTTCTATTTTTTTATCTATATCTTCTTGAGTTCCCATTACTTTAGTAACATTGTATGACAAGGAATCCACAGTATGAGCAGCTTGAATGGATTGCGCTAAAGATACAGAAGCGGTAACAGCAGTCGCTATGAGGGTGATTAAAGATACGATACCTAATATAATTAGGCTTAAACCTCTTTTAGGACGGCTAAGCGCTGTATTGATACGTTGTAACAATTCTAAGGCAGTTTCATCATACCATTCTTCAGTTATTTCAACAGGCAGCATTACAAAAGCAGGTTGTTTTACTATTATAACTTGTTCTCCTTTGGCCACACCTCTAATGCAATTAGTAAGTATACAATTAGAACAATTTAAATGATAGATGTTTAAAGATAGTGTTATTTCCATATGACCCTGTATCAACATAAAAGGATAAGGAACACAAGCTCGGGGATATAAAAATCCTGTAACTCCCACATCACCATATTTGCTTCCACTAATGTTGGGCTGTAGATATAGACTGTTGCCATGACCAAAAGCAGCCAGAAGTTTCCACAGTTCAGTTTGAAATATAGGAGCAGTGTTTACAGAGAGAATGGGTGGATGCTGTCCTCGATATTCAGGGAAATCAGGTGTTCCTCCAGGTGCCCAGTCCCACAAGAGGGTGGTGTTGGCATTGTTAATGTTATATACTGATGCGATTCGTGCTCGACATAAAGTCCAAGGAGTGTCTATTCCTATGCTGATACTTAAATTTTTGTCACAAAACGGAATGTCGAGAGGTCCGGTCCCATTACGGTATGATCTTTTTCCAGTTTTTTCATCAATACCTGAAATAGTCACTCGAGGATAGGATATATCAGCTGACACCTGTATACAATGAGGATGCTGGGATTGATAAGAAAAGCACATAGGGTATTGAGTAGTGAGACCGTAAAAGGAAATATTGGCTTGCTGAGGAGAGATGTGAATATCTGATTTTCCCCCTAACAGGCTAGTATCATTGACATATACAGGTACTATTTCTCTATCCCATCCTAAGGATTGAATCATAGGCGGGTCGGGAATATAAGCCCAAAAAGCTGCAGCGGCTCCGTTTTGTATCCGCTGCAACAACAACAACAACATAATCAATATTTTAATAGGTGTCGCTGGGGGTTGTACATGAGCCTCATTCCAAGCATGACGCATCAGCGCTTCAACTTGTCTCTGGGTAGGTAGTCCATTCGTGGTCTCATTCAATGTCATGCGTTGCATTTGATATGTCAGGGAGTTCCTCTGCCGCGCGTACCAGCCTTTCCGGAATCCAGCGCGGTGCTTCGGCATCCTGTGGAAAAACACAAACATGCCCTCGTCCCCATATTAATACAGGGTCAGGCCCATACCACAGATTGGTAAGTGGATCTTTCCATCGTACAAGTGGTTTTTTGCATGAGGATCGTTCTCCCCAAAAACGCTGGGCTGCTGAATTGCCTTCTGCGTCTAAAGTTAAAAAATTTAAAACGTAAAGAGCATGATTTAAGACATTATGCGGTGAGGGGCTATACAGTTCATTCCCCTTTTTTTGTTTTAATAATTGATGTTTAAGACGTTGATGGGCTCTTTCCACGATGCCTTGTCCCTGAGGATTATACGGAATTCCTGTTTTATGCTGAATTTGAAAAGAAAGGCAAAAGCGTTGAAAAGAGCGGCTGGTATAGCCAGGTCCATTATCTGTTTTTAAGGTTTGTGGGATACCTGAAGTGGAAAAGCAAAACAGCAAATGTTGAATACAGTGACGTGTTGATTCTCCAGTATGAAGGGAAGCCATGAGAAAGTTGGAAAAGGTGTCGATTGAAACATGAACATATTTCAGACGCCCAAATTGAGGAATGTGAGTAACGTCTGTTTGCCAGAGATGATTAGGGCGTAAACCTCGAGGGTTGACACCATATTGAGGAAGGACAAAGAATTGAGGACAAGTAGAACAAGATTTAACAATTTGCCGTGCAGCCTCACGGGAAATTTTAAATTGCAAACGTAAAGAATGACTATTTTGGTGATGTAAATCATGGGACTTTCGGGCTGCATCAATAGCTGATTGAAAAAACACTTGTTTGGTAAGAGCGTCCGCAGTGTGATTGCCTCGTACAAGGGCACCAGGAAGGGTGGAGTGTGCACGAATATGTCCAAAGAAACAAGGATATTGACGGCAATGTAGAACCTGTTGAATCAATGTAAATAAGTTAAAAACTTCAGGAGAGGTGGTGCCGATAATTGGAACAGTCTCAATCATTTGTAAGGCACCGACCACGTAGGAGCTGTCTGTAAATAAATTGAAGGAAGTAGGTACTGTTAGCAATGCTTGGTGGACTGCAAATAATTCCACAACTTGAGCAGAAGAGAAACTGGTTTGTGTATAATAAGTTTGATGATTAATAATTAAGGCTGCAGTCCCATTGGAAGAGCCGTCTGTAAATATAAGTGTAGCGTTAGGAATAGGTTGTCGGCGAACTATTTTTGGAAAAATAAAAGCATGAGAGCTAGCAAATTGCAATAATTTATCAGGAGGGTAATGATGAATAATTCGTCCGGGGTAATTCGCAAATGCTATGGCCCAATTATCTGAAAATTGAAAAAGCCAATCCTGTTGTTCTAAAGCATAAGGAACACAGATAAAGGGAGGCTCCATACCAAAATATTGGATGGCCTCATGTCGTCCCTTGGCTACAATTTTTGCAACAAGTTCATAATAAGGAAGTAGGTGTTTAGTTGGAGTAGCAGATAAGTATATCCACCGTAAAGGTTTATCTTGATAGAGTACTCCTGTAGGTGCTCGGGGAGTGGGAAGTATATATAATCCCCATGATCGTTGATAATCACAATAAGTAATCTGTTGTCGCCTGATAGCTTCTTCTATTAATTGTAAAGCAGTTTGTCCTTCTAAAGAAAGTGTTCGGGGTGACGCAGGATCAGAGTCACCTTTAAGGATGTCAAATAATGGTTGTAAAGTATAAGTGGGCAACTTTAAATAAGGACGGATCCAGTTAATATCTCCTAAAAGTTTCTGAAAATCATTTAGAGTTTTCAAATGATCAGTTTGCAGCTTTACTAGTTGGGTGTTATAGGTACGAGGATACAAGGAGAAACCTAAATAATTATAAGGAAAATGCGTTTGAATTTTCTCATCAGCAATCACAAGACCGTTAAGACTTAAATGCTGTTTTAGAATAGAAAAAGCTTGATATAATAAATGTTCATCAGTGTGAGCTAGTAATATATCATCCATATAGTGAACCAAATATATCTGAGGAAAACGCTGTCGAACAGGAGCTATTGCTGTAGCAACTAATTTTTGACACAGCGTAGGGCTATTAGTCATTCCTTGTGGAAGAACTTTCCATTGATATCGTTTCATAGGTTCCTTGAAATTAACAGAGGGCACACTAAAAGCAAATCGTTTGCAATCTTGAGGTGCAAGTGGAATAGTGTAAAAACAATCTTTTAAATCTATAACAATAATATAAGATTTATCAGGTATAGCAGAAGGAGTGGGCAACCCAGGTTGTAGGGCTCCCATATGCATCATTGTTTCATTTACCTTGCGAAGATCTTGTAATAATCTCCATTTTCCAGATTTCTTTTTAATAACAAAAATTGGGGAATTCCAGGCAGAGGTAGAAGGTTCAATATGCCCAAGTCTCAGCTGTTCCTGTACCAGCTGTTGTGCGGCAGAAAGTTTTTCCTGTGTTAGGGGCCACTGATCGACCCACACCGGTTCCTCAGATTTCCAATCAATAGGATCGGCGTGCGTCACAGGAGAATCAGAGGTCCCTAGGGAAAACACCCCAAGCCTTTTCGATCTTGATTAGATTTTAAATCAAGGGGTAAAATGATGCCTTGATGTTGTTTACCTAAACCTTGATTTGGAAGTAAGCCTTGGTCTAACATCAAATCTGTCACAGTGGGTGAAGGACTATATAAATAAACACCCATTTTGCTTAATATATCACGCCCCCATAGATTAACTGGAAGATGGGGCAAAATATAAGGTTTAAATTGGCCTGTATGTCCATCTTTATCCTTCCAAGTAAGAAGGGATGAACTCTGTTCTGGATTGGTAGTTTGGCCAATACCCTGGAGAGTAGAAATAGCCATCTGTTTTGGCCATGTAGTAGGCCAATATTTATCAGAAATAACACTAATATCGGCCCCTGTATCAAGTACTCCACGGAAAAGCTTRCCATTAATGCGTAGCTCAAGTTCTGGYCGTGCCTCGGTAACATTTTGTACCCAATAGGCGTCAGAGGACCCGAAACCTTTATCTTGACGGTCTCGGTTAATTGTTTTTCCTTGTATGACTAATGGGACTAAAAGAAGTTGAGCTATACGTTGTCCTGCATTGATTACAATAATTTTGTTAGGAGCGGAGGCTAATATTTTTATCTCTCCTGTATAATCAGAGTCAATCACACCAGGATGAATAAGTATTCCCTTTAAAGACGCACTGCTGCGCCCCAAAAGTAATCCAGCTGTCCCTGGAGGTAGAGGCCCAAACACTCCTGTGGCAAGGGTTTGGACCCCCATCTCGGGAGTTAATACTGTGTAGGAGGTGGCACAGAGGTCCAATCCCGCGCTGCCTCTTGTGGCTCGACAGAGGTCTGCAATGGTTCTTTTGGAACCTGCAGTGTTGCCCCATAACATTGTTTCGGGGCCAGGGGCTGGCCCCTCACCCAGTTTCCCGACACCGGGGGTAAAGGGGTACCTTGAACATCTGTTTTGGACCGGCAATCTCGTGCCCAATGCTTTCCTTTTTTACAGCGCGGGCACAAATTAGGAGTGTTAACAGGACTTTGTTGTTTTTGAGGGCATACTGCAGCCCGATGTCCAGGCTGGCCACAAACAAAACAACCCGAATTTCCTGACCTTTGACGTCCCCTCTTGTTTCGGGCTTGTTGTTGGAAGAGTACCTCTTTTATGCTTTTTCCTTGTAAAGCTGCAGCCATAGCGATACCTTGCATATATGAGGGTCCAATATCAGCACAAATGCGAATAAAATCAGACAGATCTCCCTTTTTTCGATAAGGTCTTAAGGCAGCTTGACAAGCAGAGTTAGCGTTTTCAAAAGCCAACTGTTTTGCCAGTACCATCCCAGCCTTTTCATCTGACATTATCTTACCTATAGTATCTAAAAGTCGTGCCACGAAATCCTGGTAAGGTTCATCAGGTCCCTGTCGGACTTTGGAAAGATCCTCTGTCTTGGTACTGGAACTAGGAAGTTTTTTCCATGCCTGCCGAGCCGCATTTGATATTTGCGCATATGCACCAGGCAAGAAATTAAGTTGAGTATCAGTAGCCTGGTAAGGGCCTTCACCAATCAACATTTCATAGGAGGTCTGTATACCTTGCTGTCGGTTAACATCAGCGATACGAGCACATTGTTCAAAAAATTCAGATTTCCATAATAAATAATCTCCCCCTGAAAGGCATGCCCTAGCTGTCTGCTTCCAATCATTTGGAGGTAAAGCCTGAGTGCCCAAATTTTCTATCATAGCAATGGTAAATGGAGCAGTAGGACCGTATTGTGAGCAAGCAATTTTTAACTCTTTTAGTTGTTTAAAAGGCAGTGATTCATAATAACGCTGGTTATTATTTTCAAAAACAGGGAAGGCAAGAGAAAAATCAGAAACAACCTCACCAAGTCGCTGTGCCTGTCTCAATGCCTTTTGTAGTGGAGACATATTTTTAGACGGTGGAAGGGGCCCCGGAGGAGGATCGAGACCCGCTACAACAGAAGGGGCATAAGCAGGAGGAAGAGGCGGAGCAGAAGGAAATTTATCATTATTAGCAGGAAGTTTAATTCCTGCGTTTTGTAAAGCAATAGTGAGGTTTTTAAAGCATTCAACCAATTCATCTTTAGATGTTAATGCTCCTTTTTCTTGTGCTAAAAAACCCCAATCTTCTTGATGGTATTTGGCAGCTTCTTCATCTAATTCAGCCTCATCTGTAGATGAAAGTAAATCATCATTATCTGAGGGACGCGACGAATGTAGGGACGGATGAGGAGGGGGAGGAGCATCATAACTATTTTCCGAGTCAGGATCATGAAGAGGGTCTTCTTCCTGTTTTAATAAATTTCCTAAACGTTTCAATTCATCATTATCAAAATCCAAACAATCACGAATCAATGTCCAAAAGGATAAAGTTTCAACAGGAACTTTCTCAGGGCCATGTAAAGTATAATGAGTCCGAATTTGTTCCCCTACCTTTTTCCATGTTTCCAAATTTACCGTACCTTCTCTGGGGAACCAAGGACAAACTTCCTCAATGAATGAAAGAAAATTGATTAATTTTGGTTTAGAGACAGTGATTCCCCTATGTTTTAACATTACAGACAACATGTGTACAAACAACTGACGACTATGTGTTTGTCCCATATTTATACTCTCAACTATATACCTTACTACTCCTCTTTAATGTAAATCACTTATTCATTCAAATACTCACTTTGTTCAAATAATAAGAGTAGTGACGAGGAAAGCTGTCGAGCCCCACGTTGGGCGCCACTTGCCGCAGCCAGCACGGACAAAAGTTACACCTGTATAAGGAGAGAACGGAGCATCCCCGCTAAGAAAATAAGAGAGGCAAAAGATGGGGTTGAGAGGATCAGACCAAAATGGCTGATACCTTGC